ATAACATCGCCACGATGAAGTTTATATGTGTTTGCGTCTACAGTCAATTCTTGATCAAATCGTCTGAGCGAAATATTGTAGGTATCAGCACCTGTGCCATCACAATTCATGATGACTGTACCAGTCGTGCTACTCTTTACGTCGTTCTTAAAAAGTGTCGTCGCAGTCGCAGATGCTGGTTTTAAGTTGGCGAGTGCGCCTGTGTTAGTTGCCATTGTTTATTAAATCTGAGAAAGATAAAGTTGTTGTTGACGAACACGAGAGGTTAATCTCTGAGCACCAATACCAGCACCAAATTGTACGTCGTCTAAGGTTACGTTGTCAGTAGACAGCAATGTAGCATCAGAATCAGGGAATTTAATTGTTCTCCTCTGTGTAATGTTAGTTAAATCAACTACAACACTACGTTGTTCTGAAAGATCATCAACTAGTAATACTCTATTTAGTTCTTTATTACTTAGTTTTTGAGATGCATTTGTAGTTACTAATGTACTAGAACCAGTTGCTTGGTTCAAGTTTTGACCAGGAAACTCAAAAGCATAGTTGAGAGATTCAAATTGATTATCACACTTAAGACGAACACGTTTCGTCTCTGTGGTAGCATCAGCAAGAATCAGGTCTTTAATGACCTTGTTACTCATTGTCTGAGTAGCATCAGTACCAACTAAGGTTAGTGATAAGTTAGGGAATGTAATTGTACGGTCTGCATCTAATGCAGAAGTATCAAATGTTGCTGTCGGTGCGTCTGTTGCTGTGGTTGATGCTAATTTACCATCAATCAGAGTCTTAGCAGAAAGATTCTGAGTTGATACGTCATCAATCAGTTCACTAGTGATAACAGCAATACCAGGATCAGGTAACTGATAAGTTTTAGTACCAGTTACAGTGTTATCCCAGTCAAATGTAAACCTAGCATTCTTTTCATTGTTACCAACACCGTCACGAATAGTGAAGCGTTGATCTTCAATAATAATATCTTTGTTAGTAATTAACTGGTTAGTATCGTCACCGAGCATGACAGTACCACCACCAGTAACAATCTCAGGTAGAGTAAATACTCTGATACCTGAGGTGTTACCAATATTACCAACTTCAAATCTTGCCTTTCTTGTATTGTCACTATTATCATAGAGGACAAACTTAGAGTCATCCAGTAATAGTTGACCAGTAACCTCTACTCTACCAGCACCCTTAGGTGAAATAATAATGTTTGAGTTAGTTGCAAGGTCATCAGCAACTGTGATGAGGTTAGTAGAAGATCCATCTGTATTCTCTAGTCTAGAGAAGTAGAAACCACCTTGACCATAAGAAATACCCATTTGATCATAGGCATTCTGGTATAGTCCAGTATTTCTGTCCAAGTCAAAACATAAACCAGGCGCCGCCTTTGTCCCCGCTGCTACGGTCTTAAAGAGTTGATTTACTTTAGATTTTCGGTTAGGGATCAGAGGGTCTGAAACCACGACGGGAATAATTGCTTCTCCCGACAAATTGGCGTCATCAATTCCATCTAACTGTGATATTTTCTTAGTTGCCACAGAATCAGTATCTTGCTACTTTTTTATTTATACGTTCTAGGATAGAGGATGTTGTACTTCATGAATCCTCGGAGTCTTCGGACAGGATCCCAAGGTACTCCGAGTGACTTACAGCATTCTCTATAACTCTCCCATTCAGTCAAGTGCGTCAAGTGTTGCATGCTTTTTATTCGGTACTAAACGACCACACATAAAATCTACCACTTGCTGTGATTTTTGTGCTTGCTCTTGATGGTATTTAGCCCAGTCAACAACAACGTCTTTCATCTCCAAATAAAGTTCGGATGAAGTGACGTTCTGATCGTTCAAATAATCTTCAATTGCATCCGCAAGACGGTCTTTACGTTGCTCTTCATAAGACTTAAGTTTCACTTACCAACTCCATAATCAGGTGAATCTTTTTCTAATTGACGAATACGCTCGTCAATGTCCATTTGCAATTTCTTAATTGCTTTACGAGTTTCAGGAGTTTCATCCCACTCCCAAGTATCGCCTTTCTGCGAAACAAATTGTCGCTTAGTTGTCATAGGTTTCCTCAGTTAGAAGTTCCTTCGGGTATTTTAGCACATTTTCTGGAGATTGCAAGTCCTCCTCATCCTTAGTTTGATATGCCCACTCATCTGTATGTCCTACAGACCACCACTTAGGTAGAGTTTCTACTGCATAGTTTTGTGTGCATACTTTGAAATCAGGTCGCTTGAGATTATCATTGTCAACCAGACTGTTATCAAAGAATTGACAACGATTGTTCGGTTGAGCAGCAAACTGTCCATTATCTAATGCAATGATATTGAATGTTTTATGCTCAGGATCATGCTCTGAGAAGTTTGTATCTAATACCGAGAAGTCTGGATGTGCTGTATCAATAGTGAATTCATATTCACCAGGATGCATCTTTTTATCTTTACCAAAGAAACTACAGCGACCAAGAATAGGTTTCTCTACAACTGTGATGTTATAGTCAAAACAGTCCCATAGTTCTAATACGTCCAATGGTAACTGATCATCCCAGTTAATTTCTTCTTTCCATACAAATGCACTGAGTGGTAACTTGTCAAACAATGCTCCGTAGTCAGTCAACAGTGTTTCAAAATATAATGCTTTTGCTTGAATACTCCGTACAGAAATCCAAATACCAGGTGTCAACTCTCCATGACCTTTTTCTAAGTCATAAAGGTATTCCTTTTTTACCCATACTTTTCTAGGTGGTAATGGGTGTACCAAATATGCCATAAAAAATTATGCAGGTATCTTAGATTGTAGCACATATTCTACTGTATTAGCAACATCATTCATTGCCTCATGTAGTAGAAATCTTTGACCAGTTTCCTGCACACTTGCGTCTGCTTCGTCAGTTAAAGACCAACGCCACTTCTTCATATCAATGCTGTACCAAAGTTTTATTTGCATGATAGATTAGTTGATTGTGATATTATTTAGAAATTACTATATAATCAATTGATCTTTTGGTCAAGGTTGTGTCTTGGAATCATCATTGTCTCTCAGTGGCCATGGACCTTCATACTGATCTTCAATTCCAAAATACTTCATGACCTCAATGTGTAGATACCAGTAACGAAGATACCAATCAGCAATCAATCCATACATAGGAAGATTCCAATAGTCCTCCTCATTCTGTTGCAACATTTCAATAATAGGAGCAGGGGGACTTGAACCCCCACGAGTTACCTCAGCGGATTTTAAGTCCGATGCGTCTACCGATTCCGCCATGCTCCCTCTTTGAAAAATCTAATATACGTCAGATAGGTATGAATGACAATGTATTGTCACGATATGTAGTATCTGAAGGTCTTAGGATGTTGCCTGCGAGTGTAACTCTTGGCATTCCATCAAACTCACCAGTTTGAACTACTTCATGTAGTCTATCACCAGGACCAATGTAGAGTTTACCTGGTTCATTGTCAATACTGTATAGTTCTTCATCACCTTTATAAAATACAGTTTTAGTTTTTTGTGGGTAGATGGACAAGTACCAATGAATAGGATATTGGTGATGATGTTTGTGTAGTAGTCCACCCTCTAGATGAGTATTGACCCAACACTGTGTCCACGCTCGTTCTTCCATGCCAATATAATCACGCAATGCGTTCTTTACATGAGCGAACAAGTCATACACTACAATATCTTTCACTCTAGATGAAAAGAAATTATAGTATCCATACAACCATGTAGAGTTTGGGCATGCTTTAGGATCATGCTCGTGGTAACCACCTTGCCATTCTACACCATTCAGTACAGATGACACAACCCCACTTGTTTGCAATGCTGCCTCGGCAATTGCTGTTTGATACTGACGGACGTGTTCAATATCGTATAATTTATAGTCCTTGTTTGTCAAAGATGAATTCACTTTGTGTATTACCAATAATTTGCTTACCGTTTTGGAATCCACGATCCCATGTACGATATTGTTTGGTAGTTAGATACCCTGTATAATAGATATCCATCTTACCATAGTGACATTTACCCTCACTTTTCCAACCGTCTTTAGTTGGAATCCAGAGTATGTCACACCCCTGTGAGTTCCAATTGATGTCGTGATTAACTAATAGTACATTACCATTATAATTTTCTACGATAAAATTACGTTCACGATAGACGCTTTTCGTATGATGATCCCATTGTTGGGATTGTAGAGTATTGTTGCCTAGATCAATCCATTCTATCCATTTCCAACTGAAACCAGTTGGATCAGACTGTGCCTGTTTCTTGTTGGTATAGCGACCAACTATGGTTGCGATGAATTTTTCGCTTCCACTTGTTGCATCCATTCTTGTTTCAATTCCTCAACTTGGTCAACAATGTCGGGATCTACGGTGTTCTTTTCAGGAACAGGTAGTAGCATCACATACTTACCATTATGTAGCACACGAAATGGTTGTTGATTTGTGTAACAAAGATCTACAATAAATTCAAAGTTTTTTTCTAACTCTGTTGATGTAATCTCAAGAAACGGTTTCATAAAGATATGTAAAAAGATCAGGGTCGTTAATGGATCTGAAACGTTCAAGAGTTTCTGCAAATCCTGCAGCACCCTCCATGTCAAATTTCCATTGGATAGATTCCTCGTATCCTTCTGTATCTATCATCTTAACTGAACGCTTAGAAACGTTGACGAAGACATGCTGAAGGAACGGTTCTTTGGTTTCCATAGCGGTTTGGTCGGACAATCAGAGTCTAACACAAAACGATCAGTTTAGCAAGATGGTAGCAGCAGAAATTTTACAGTTGGCAGTTGCAGTGATGTTGACCGCAGCACCTGCAACGATACTTGCAGCAGCGGAAGCATTCATCGTGATAGCACCAGCACCAACGTTGACAGCAAATGCACCAGCAGCAATAGTGAACAATGCACCACCTGCAGCGCAGTTTACCAGCATAGGACCTGGTGTGTTGATAGAGAATCTTGGAATAGGATCTGCACTTGGTGCAGGAATTAAGACATAATCAACAGGTCCTCCAACTGTAGAGAAGATACCAGTCTTTGCCTTAGGAATGATTCCTTCCAGAGTATTGATGAAATGATACTCCGATGGAGCAATCATTGTAATAGAGTTTGCTGCAGACAGTTTGATCTCAGATGCATTGATTTCATAACCCTGAGCATCAATCTTAGTATTACCTTGTGGAGCGATAACTTCAGCGTTAGTTCCACCTTTACCAGCAATTGTTGTACCAATACCCTGTACTTGGCAATGACCTTTAACATCCATTGCAAAGTCAGAACCAAAATTGACTTGAGACTTTTGAGTTTGCGACTCACCTTCATTAGGTGCGCCTTCAACGTCTACAAACATACCACCACCAACTTCTAGATGGAAGTCTCCAGTTACTTTAAGTCTGTAGTCACCATCAACAGTAATGACATTATCTTTACCGATGGACATACACATGTCCTTCTTAAATTCACTGGTAAATGTACCAGGAATATCAACGTGAGTACCAACTAACGGATCAGCAGCGTCAGTCTTCTTACTGTTTAATTTCTTAGATTCCTTTGCTGCTTCTTCAGGAGTTCTATCTGCCTGTAATAACTTATACTTTGCGTGTTGATTGTTCTCTAACGCAACGTCAGTAATCGTAGCACCTGATGCCATCCTAGTGATGGTTGCTTCTCTACCAGGCGTACTTAGTTGTAAATTATATGCACCATTGATGAAACTGGTAGCAGCATTTAAGTATGGATCTGCATCATTGAAGATAGAGTCAACAATACCTCCACCTCCACCAGACTTACCACAGTCAGGATAGGATGAACCTCCACCTGGCGGTCCTCCTAATTCTTCTCCACTACATCCCGTAACACCAAAGAAGGGGAAGAATTGTTTGCTAGTTGACGCTCTTTTACCCGCTTTTCGGTTACATCCTCCGAAATCAAATAGAGCGAAAATAATACTAATAAACTTACCGATAGACGCAAGGTCAATCTTGCTAACGTTAGTAGCACTAGAAAAAATATCTTTTCCACTTTCAAATGTATCTTTGAGTGTATTGAATCCTTCAGCAACTGAAGTTGCTTTCTGTACTAGAGAAAGAACTTGCTTAACAACTCCAAGACCATTCTTGATTGAACATGTTACTTGATTAATAAGATCTTGTACACCAGCAAGTGCAGCTTCTGCTTTACTCAATGCACCATCTACAATATCTTCTACAAGTCCAGTAACGACCCCCATAGGGTCACTTAACATCTGAGCGACAAAACCATCA